AATCGTTTACCAGATGGTGAGGCGGTATGTATCTTTATTCCAGAAGCTCAAATATATAATCCGTTATCTTATGATAATAATAGCCTCGAGTTTCATGGAGCCTTTGAAGCGATTAATAGAACTTATAATTTCGGTCAAAAAAATCAGGCAGTTATTGTTGATATTAATACTGTTGGAGAAACAAGTAGTACAAGCTTTATTGGTAGTGAATGGACTGTTAGCAATAATGTCGGGCACTCTTATCATCACAAAACAGCGAATATACCCAACTATAAAGGCACCGTAGATGTAAGACCCGTTACTGTAGAGGTCGCGAAATCGACACAAGAAGTCCGTAATTCATACCCTTTAAACAATGTAGACATTTACGGTAGTTTAATTAGTTTTTCTTCAACTGGTAGCCAATCCCCAGAGACTTTTCAGTTATTTGCTGCTCAGTTAAGTGAGCGAATTTATGCACGTTTTAACTTACAAGGAAATTGGTTGCCTTGGTTTTACCTTTATCATAGCCGTAATACTACAGTTACAGCAGATGGTACTTTAAAAGCAGCCTCTCCTATCGTTAAATTGTTTTCAGATCATATTGAATGGAATGATGAAATCGGTGAACAGATCCCTGAATTTGAAAAGCTTGAAATTGGGCATTATTTAGTAAAAAACACATCTGGACTAGCAAAAACTGGTTGGTGGATTGAAGTCCCAACTGATAGTAATGGGAACAAAGTTTGTGCCATCAAATATAAAGAGTTAGAAAATGGCGATATTGAAGTTAAAACGTTTAAGCGCAAGTTCGATATTGCGACCGCTTCAGTTGTAGCTGATGAAGAAAACCCAATTGATATACCAGACAACATCAATGGTGAACCGAGGTGGATTGATTTACGTTTAAATTCAATCGAAAATGTAAGTCAGTTGTAATCATGTCAAAACCATTTTCACAGACTAAGAAACTTACACTTTTGATTTAGTCATGCAAGCCTGTTTGTTGAATTAAAACCTCAATAAACAGGCTTTTTTTATGGCTATAGATCAATACCACCACGGAATCCGTGTCATTGAACTCAATGATGGGATCCGGCCAATCCGAACCATTGCAACTGCAATTCCAGGCTTTGTTGCAACTGCAGATGATGCAGATCCATTAGTATTCCCAGAAAACCAAGCAGTACTAATTACAAATATACAAGCTGCAGTTGCTAAAGCCGGTAAAAACGGAACTTTAGCAAAAGTACTTCAAAACATGGCCAACCAAACCAACGCTATTTGTGTCGTGGTCCGTGTTCCCACTGCAGTTGATGAAGCAGCTCAAACTGCAAATGTCATAGGTACTGTTACCGCTGAAGGTAAATATACCGGCCTTAAAGCTTTACTCGTTGCCAGATCAAAATTAGGGGTTCAACCGCGTATTTTAGGTGCACCTGGCTTAGATACTGAAGCTGTAGCTCAAGAACTAGTTGTCATTGCCAAAAAGCTACGTGCTATGGCCTATGCCTATGCATGGGGCTGTAAAACAAAAGAAGAAGCTGTGGCGTATCGTGAAGCGTTTGCTGCACGTGAACTCATGATCATTTGGCCGAACTTTGTAGCATTTAATACGACAACCGCTCAAACAGAAACCGTACCAGCTGTATCTGTTGCTATGGGATTACGAGCAAAGATTGATAACGAAATCGGCTGGCATAAAACCCTTTCAAACGTAGCAGTATCTGGTGTTACCGGTATTGATGCTGATGTGACTTGGGATCTGCAAGATCCAGCAACTGATGCTGGCTATCTCAACAGCAATGAAGTCACCACTTTAATTCAGCATGAAGGTTTTCGTTTTTGGGGATCTCGTACTTGTTCAGATGATCCATTATTCCTATTTGAAAACTATACACGTACTGCTCAAGTCTTGGCTGACAGCATGGCTGAAGCACACATGTGGGCAAATGATTTACCTCTTCATGGTTCATTGGTCACGGACATTCTTGAAGGTCAAAAGGCCAAGCTACGTGAACTCACACGTAATAAATACCTCATTGGTGGTGACGCCTGGTTCGATCCTGAAGCAAATACTTCAGATACGTTGAAGGTGGGTAAATTGGCCACTGATTACGATTACACCCCTGTCCCACCGTTAGAAGATCTGACATTCCGTCAACGTATTACGGATCGTTATCTCGCTAACTTTGCTGCATCTGTAAACGCTTAAGGAGCATAACGCATGGCTTTACCTCCAAAATTAAAAAATATGAACTTTTTTAATGAAGGGAATAGCTACTTGGGCAAAGTTAAAACTGTGACTTTACCCAAGTTAGCCCGTAAAACTGAAGACTACCGTGGCGGTGGTATGAACGGGACCGTAAAAGTCGATTTAGGCATGTCCGATGATGGCTTAGTACTTGAGTCAACTTATGGTGGTCTAGATCTTTTGACACTCCGTCAATTTGGTATGGAAAAAATTGACGGTGTTTATCTCCGTTTTGCTGGGGCATACCAGCGCGATGATGATGGCGAATATGATGCCGTCGAAGTGGTTGTTAAAGGCCGTCATGAAGAAATTGACGGTGGTGAATCAACACCTGGTGAAGATACAGAACATAAAGTTGTGACGAACTGTGTTTACTACAAGCTGACGGTGAATGGTGTTGTTGAAGTCGAAATTGACATTCTTGGCATGAAAGAAATGATCGGTGGCGTAGATCGTCTTGAAAAACAACGAAACATCTTAGGCATTTTATAAGTTTCCTTCCCTTCTGTAGTCCAGTACTGCAGAAGGTTTTTTTATTTAACTTTTAGGATATTTCCACATGAATCAAATTGATCAAGCGATTAACCAGGAACAAATCAAAAACCCAAATGAAGAAGTTGTGAATTTAGAAGAACCAATCCGTATGGGTGAACAGATGATTACTCAGGTCACAATTCGTAAACCGGGTGTAAAGGCATTAAGTGGTACCAGTCTCCAGGCTATTTACCAGCATGACGTAGATGCACTTTGTAAAGTCCTTCCACGTGTTACTTCCCCAGCACTGACACCTCAGCAAATCTACCAAATGGACCCTGTAGATTTTGCCAATTTAGGAGGGCATTTGGTCACTTTTTTGTACCCGAAAGCCTTACAGAAGGAAATCAAGGCTCAGACAGCCTAGAGCTGGTCGATGATGTAGATGAGGCAATAGCTAATATTGCCGTCATCTTCCACTGGCCACCAAGTACTTACGATGACATGGATATTGTTGAATTGAGCAAATGGCATCGTAGAGCTCTCTTAAGAAATCAAACTAACTAATTAGAGTCCACCAATGGCAGATTTAAAATTAGAAGTCCTATTTAATGCAGTTGATAAATTATCTGGCCCTATAAAAACAATCGTTGGTGGCTCTAAAACCTTATCAGATGCCTTTAAAAAGACTTCATCTGAACTGAAGGCACTAGAAGCCCAGCAACGCAAAATTTCAGGCTTCAGGCAGCTTAAAGAACAATCTGAAAAAACTACACAGGCCATTGAACAGAATAAGGAAACACTTAAACAGCTCAAAACAGCCATGAATATTGGTGCCCCTACTGAGCAGATGGTTAAGGATTTAGCACGTGCTGAAGCTGCACAAAAACGTCTGAAAGCGGCTCAGAAAAATCAAGGTACTGAAATGACGGCTTTAGTCCGTGAACTTAATCAGGCTGGTATTAGTGTCGACAACTTGGCTGATGATGAATCAGAGCTGAAGAATAAAATCCATCTCACGACGATGGAAATTAACAAACAAAAGGAATCTTTAGAACGTCACCAGAAAGCTCAAAAGCAGTATGAGCAAATGCAAGGACGTATGGCTAAAGCATCGGATCTGGCCAAGAAAGGTCTAATGGTCGCTGGTGCTGGAGCAGCTGCGATGGCTATTCCAGTACATCTGGCTATTGACTATGAATCTGCAATGGCTGACGTGAAAAAGGTCGTCAATTTTGAAACCCCACAACAGTTCAAAATCATGGGGGATGATATTATCCGGCTATCCACCAAACTTCCAATGGCTGCCAAGGATATTGCAGCTATTGTTGCAGCTGGTGGTCAATCTGGAATTGCCAAAAATGAACTGCTAGGTTTTGCTGAATCCGCGGTAAAAATGGGCGTTGCTTTTGACATTTCTGCTCAAGAGTCTGGTCAAGCTATGGCCGAAATGCGTACAGCTTTTAAAATGTCTCAACCAGAAGTCGTCTCTCTTGCTGACAAAATTAACTATCTAGGCAATAACACTCCAGCTGCAGCAAAAGGCATTATGGATATTGTTCAACGTATTGGCCCTCTCGGTGAAGTTGGTGGTTTTGCCTCTGGATCTATTGCAGCACTTGGTGCCACTATCCGGGGAATGGGTGTTGCTGAAGAAATTGCAGCAACCGGTATTAAAAATATGATGCTTGCTTTAGTTGCTGGAGAGTCTGCCACTAAAGGTCAAAGAGCTGCTTATAATGATCTAGGCTTAGATGCTGGCCAAGTTGCTAAAGACATGCAAACTGATGCTGAAGCTACGACGTTAAAAGTAATAAAAGCAATTTCAAAATTAGATAAATATAAACAGGCTGCAACCTTAAAAGAATTATTTGGATCTGAATCTTTAGGCTCTATTGCACCATTACTTACTAACATGGAGGCATTAGAAAAAAACCTATCAATGGTAGGAGATAAATCTAAATATGCAGGTTCAATGCAAGCCGAATATGCCGCACGTGCAGCAACTACGGCCAATAATATCCAATTAGCCAAGAACCAAGTGGCGGGCCTGGCGATCAATATTGGTAATGTACTTTTACCACCAATTAATACCATGCTTGGCAAATTCACCTTTGTGATGGCAGTTGTTCAAGATTGGGCATCACGCAACCCTGCATTAGCCTCAAGTCTGGTAAAAATTGCTGTAGGTGGCATAGCTATCATTGCTGTTCTAAGCGCTTTATCACTTGGAGTTTTAGCACTACTTGGTCCACTTGCTATGCTCAAAATGACCTTTTCCACATTAGGGATTGGGTTTAGTGCTTTAGGAGCCATTTTCTCTCCAGCTGGTTTAATCATCCTTGGCGTTATTGCAGCCGTGGCTGGAGCTGCTTATCTCATTTATAAGAATTGGGAACCTATCAAAGGATTCTTTGTTGGCATTTGGAATACGGTTAAAACTTCCTTTAATGGCGGGATAAAAGGCGTATCTGCCCTAATTATTAACTGGTCCCCTATTGGGCTTTTCTATGCTGCCTTTGCAAAAGTTTTGTCCTGGTTCGGAATAGATCTGCCCGCCAAATTTACTGGCTTTGGTGCCATGATTTTGACTGGCTTAAAAAATGGAATTCTTTCTAAAATCGGTGAGGTTAAAACCGCTCTCTCTGGTGCAGTTACAGGCGTCATCGATAAAGCCAGGAATATCCTAGGTATCCATTCCCCCTCACGTGTATTTATGGGTATTGGTGATTACACGATGCAGGGCATGGCCTTAGGCATTTCACAGAACCATAACTTACCTGTTAGAGCTACTCAGCAAGCTACGCAAAATGTAATTGGTACCGGTACTACTGCAAAGGTTACACCAGTGACACCGATCCAAGCCCAACGCGGTGGCAGCTTCATTAGTAACAACACAATTCAAATCACCATTAAAGCAGAGCACGGTCAACCAGTCCGTGAAACAGCACGTGCGTTACGGGCTGAAATGTTACGTCTCCAACAAGAAGAACGCGATGCTCGTCGTAGATTCTTAACTGATACGGAGTAAACAAAATGATGATGGCTTTAGGGCTGTTCGTATTTTCATTACGAACAGCTGCATATCAAGAACTGCAACGTGTAACTAACTGGAGACATCCAAGTAATAGCCGGATTGGCTCTACTCCAGCGTACCAGTTCACGGGAAAAGGTGAAGATACCATTACCCTGAAGGGAGAAATTTACCACGAACTGACCAACAACCGAGTTGTTCTGGATCAAGTCCGTCGTATGGCAGACACAGGCATGGCCTACACGTTGATTGAAGGAACCGGAAAGATTTATGGTCTAGTTATTATTGAAAATATGGAAGAGACAAAAACGTACTTCTTTAAAGATGGTGCAGCACGTAAAACCGAATTTACTTTGACACTAAAGATTGTGAAGGAATGGAAACCGACGCTACTTGGCACACTCATCGGCATGGCTGGTGGTGCAGTAAATAGGTTGATATAAATGCTTAATCAGATCACAAATAAACTAAATGAAGCAGCTGAATCATATCAGGCTGAAACTAAATATCCTTTCCCAATTTATCGCCTAGAAGTCGACGGAAATGACATATCTCCTCTTGTCGTCGACCGGTTAATTTCACTTAGTATTAAAGACAATCGTGGTCTTGTTGTAGATTCTGTCGATATAGAGCTTGATGATTCAGATGGACAATTAGAAATCCCTCCTGAAGGAGCAATTATCCAGGTGTGGATTGGTTGGTCTAATACAGGCTTGGTCGACAAAGGGAAGTACAAAGTTGAATCCGTCACTCATCGCGGTGCACCGGACGTTTTAAGTATTTCGGCCTTCAGTAATGACGTATCTGAAGGGTTAAAACAAAAGCGTGAACGTAGCTTTAGTAATAAAACAATTCAGGTGATTTTTGAAACCGTTGGTGCTGAATATGCGCTTAAAACCATTGTGCATGACTCACTTGCCAACCGGGTAATTTCATATATTGCTCAGAACGAAAGTGACGCCAATTTGATTACCCGGATTGCAGACGAACATGATGCTATTGCTACGGTAAAAAATGGCCATTTAATTTTACTGCCTTGTGGAGCCAGTCAGACTGCTTCCGGATTACCTCTTCCTACTGCCCAAATTTTTCGATCAGATGGCGATGGCCACAATTACACAACTGGTACCGGTACTGACCGAATTACAGGTGTTAAAGCGTTCTATTACGATGCTGGTAAATCTAAAAAGCTATATGTGGTGATTGGTGACAATGAAGAAAATTTAAAAGAGATCCGTTACGTCCACCGCGACAAAAAAACAGCTGAACTTGCTTGCCAGGCTGAATTCAACCGTTGCAAACGCTCTTCACAAAAATTGTCTTATACCTTTGCCTTTGGCCAACCTGAACTTATCCCGGAACAAGAGTTTGTATTCACCGGTTTAAAACCACAAATCGATGACATCGTATGGCTGGGTACTAACGTTACTCACAATTTAACTGATAGCGGATTTACTACAAGTGTTGAATTAGAGGTACAGCTGCCGAATACAGATGATGTTTCAACTCTTTTTGAGCCTGATAAAGAAGGAGATAAAGAATTAAGAAAACAAAATAAAAAACGGACCGGTCGCAACTATGCCGACTACACCGGAGTAATCGTTTTTTATCGTGAGAATGGAAAAGACCAGAAGCTTACTTCGGGTGATCAAAGCAATCCTTTAAAACTCATTAAAATTTATAAAACAAAAAAGACAGCGACTATTGCTTTAAAAAGAGAACAAGCCCGAATTGATAAAGCTAAAAAGGGCAAATAAAAAAAATCCTTGCTTTGGGGAAGCAAGGACAAAAGGGTAATCAATTTTCGATACAAATTATCATAAATCACTATTTATAGTGATTTTGTTATAAAATCGTAAATAATTAAACCAACAGGTAGCGAAATGGCTCGACCAAGATCCCGTTATAAATGCCCTCACTGCGGTGAACCCTTTTCAATCCGTTCAAGTACTGAACTTAATCCTTTACTCCGTTCATTTCAGGGACAGTGTCAAAACTTAGAGTGTGGCTTTACTGCTCAAGGATTCTTTGAATTAAAGATCCAGCTTTCCCCTCCAGCTCATCCTAATCCTGAAATTAATCTACCTACTCCAGACCGTACTTGGAAAATGGAGCACGCATGACAGACAAAATTGATATTGCTCAAGAACTACAACTTAAACAGGTCCAAATTCAACTTAAAGACTTTAGCCGTCCTTCCCTAACTGAATGTGAAGAATGCGGAAATGATATTCCTGTTGAGCGTCAGCGCTATGGTTCTGTAACCCTTTGTGTTGAATGTAAAAATACACAAGAAAAACTTTCAAAAAGGTACTTTTAAATGACAAATTTCCTAATCTTTTTCATCGTTATTCTTGTTTTAGCCCTCATTATTTTTTGGATGATTCTGGATTATCAATTTACTCGGTACATCCATGAGATGAAGGCTTTTTATAAGGAAGAAGATCTCCAAAACATAAGCGTACTTAAACTTAATCAACCGTTCCACTATGGGAGCAATAAATGTGGCTATACCCAATCTTAATCGGCATGATCATGGGCATTATTTTAAGTAGTTCCATGTTCTTATACCTTGTCGCATAACGCCAAGCCCCTTCAATGGGGCTTTATTAATAAGCTATGGATTTAAATCTTGGTCACCAAATTTAACCATCTTTTTAAGTGCAATAATTGAAGTAAACTTTATTCCAAACCAAGCAGCAATAAACATAATAAACATAATAATCGGTACAATAATTAATATTCTATCAATCGTTATCCAACTTTCTACATAATTTTCAAATAGTTGAGCAGAGATCAAAAGCACCCCAAGAACTACATAAACCATTAAACACCATTTATTCCTTTTTTTTATCTGTTCAAGTGTGTACTTTGTTCTAAGTTCAACTTTATTATTTTCTACTTCTACAACTTTTAAAAATGGCCATGCACTATCAACCGCCTTGGCACTCTCCTCAATATTTAAAGCTTCATACTTCATGAAAAAGAAAATAATTTTATATTTATATCTGGTACTTATCAGATGTTCATTAACAGCTGCTTGCAATAAATAAGGTGGTAAATTAGGATTTTCATATTGCTCATCGAACAATTTTTTTAAATTTTCTAGTCCAGTTTTAATTAAACCAAATTTTTTTTTTTATAACCATAGCGAAAATTGAAAAAAAATACATATTTGCATCCAAATGCAAATACCGCAGCAACCCCTCCTAAACTTAATATCTTAATGATTAACTCAGTCATGGTTGCTCTCCAATACCTTCACAAAATCATCTTCAGTTAATATTTTCACTTTTCCACCTTCATTCTGCCACTTCAGAGCCTGTTCAAACTTACGCCCATAGCTCATGTGTGCCCAATGAGGATTCCCTTTGTTACAAATCACTAAATAATCAACTTTCTTAGTGAGACTATCTGTAAAAATACCTCGCTTAACTTCAATAACTTCCTTCCATTCAGCTTTGGTATATCGTTCAGATGCGCCGGTTAAGCAAAAAGTAAAACCATTAATAACGAAATCACCGTGGTAAAAATCAGGATTGATATTTTCTGAGGTTGAAGTTACCGCTTGCTTAGGCAAACAATAATTTTCACGGTCTACGTATTTACTAATTGTTTGAATTAATGCCTGTATTACGGCAGGTTCAACTTGATTTAATTCTCTTACAGAAACAAGTAATGGATAAACTTCCTTAAATAAATGGTCTTGTTCCAAATGTTTATGGCCATCTAGCCAAATGCGTAATGCAACAACCTCGCGGTCATTGATTGTCCCATCACATAACAATCCAGCAAGAACACCATGTAATCTTTGAGCATCAGCAGTCCCAGCAGTAAAATAAGTAGATCTCTTGAATCCTGTTAATACTTGATTCAATTCATCTCGATTTTCTTTTAAAAATTGTGCATCAGCATTTGCTTTAATCAATAATTGATACAAAACATCAAAATTGCTTAAATTACAGACTTCCGGATAACACTCTATCCACTTTATTAAGGCATTAATCTCAATTTCATTAATTTGGTCATCAATAAAAATACCTTCAAAAAAGCCTAAAATAATATTATTAAGTTTTATATTTGAATGCTGTGTCCTAAATGGCTCTACATTATTGATAATAGACTTTTGTAGTTGAACAGGTTGAACAGGTTGAACAGGTTGAACAGGTTGAACAGGTTGAACAGGTTGAACAGGTTGAACAGGTTGAACAGGTTGATTGTTTATCACCTCTTCTTTTTTTCTAATCAAATCTATTTTATTTTTGCCAAAATAAATCAAAAAGGTAATGGTACCAACAATACTGAGTAGAAATAAAATAATATCTATATTAGATGGCTGAGTAGTTCCATCACCAGGAATAAAAATAGCTAGTAATACAAATAAAATAAATATTGCTAAAATATGATGTAGAAATATTTGAAACCTTGAAAATGGTGTTTTTTCTTTCACAAGGAAATAGGTAGTAGGTCTGATGATATACCAGAGTACTGTCCAGCATAAAACGCACAAAATACCCATTAAAACATATGGAATATAAAGCATTTCCACCCACCCTTATTTAAAAATTTCTTATCAAAGTCAAATTGCTTACATAGTATCCAAGATACTATTGATAATCTATATTTTTCTTAATTCTTAAGAGCTTATATCTGTATCTTTAGTCTTATTTACCCCTTTAAATTCTTAATGGCTTCTGTAGTAGCTTTAACCATCTCAGTTGTACTTTTCATTTGGTCAGAAATTAAATTACTCATATCCTTATGTGCTGCCCCATCCACTTCACGACCAAAGTATTTAAGCGCAAGCTCTTTGCGTACACTGGCTGCTTCTTCCGTAGGAATGCTTTCCATAAAACTTGGGTAAGCTTGTAGCTCAACTTGTGTTTGATAGTTTTGATCAGCCAATCTTTGATAGTGTGAGGATTGCTTTATAAAATAGCTAATTAGTGTAATACCTAATAATAAAATTGATATTTTAAGAACCCAATATGAAAACTCATCAATTCCAAACTTTTCAGTTAATAATTTCTTACTTAAAAATGTTAAAATTGCTATTATTATGACTATAGGAACTGAGCGATAGAAATATTTTCTATATTTTTTCTCAAGCTTTTTATACTTAGCTACAGCTGTATCATAAATATTCTCAGTTTTTGAATTATCAACAATACTTCTTAACTTTCTAAATGAACTAAGCTCATTATCTAATTTCTTTATTGCATTATTAGTAAAATTATTAATTACCACGCTGTAGTTTTCTTTTAAAGATAAAAAACTTTCGATTGTTAAATTTAGTGACACTAATTTTAATGAAAACTCATTTAATTTAGCTCTTCTTAGTGATAAATAATCTTGTTTATTACCGGCATCATCTTCTTTTATTTCAATATTTAAGCTTTGATTATATTTTTCAAAATAAACATCAAGATATGAGGTACAGTTATAAAGCTCAGACTCAACTAATGAGAGAAATTCATAATCATAGACGGAAAATTTTGTATTAAGATAAAGCTCAATACTTTGAAGATTTTTAATTATTATTTCTACATTTTCATCGTCAGCAAATATTTTATTATGCCCTTTAAAGGCATTTATAAATAAATCAATATGCCCCTGCGTAATCCTTTTTAATTCCTCAGAATTTTCAACAAGGTTTAAATCACCATTTTTTTCTATTTTTTTATTTTCTTGTTCGCTCACTTAACTCTTCTCAAAGATAATATCTACTTGACGCGTAATAGTATCTAAGCTACTGTAAAAACGCTAGATAGACATAAGTCTTTTTAGTCAGGCGTGAGAACCTGAAAAACGAACTAAGACGCACAAAAGTCCGTCTACGGGCTATTTTTTTGCGTAAAATTCAGCTTTGCTGTTCATGGCAGGCTGGATAGGGCAGCCTTTTGGCTGGCCGCTTCTTAGTTCGCGGTATTCTCACCCCTGTTCAGTCTGTCACCATTATCGTGAGAAGTAATGGTGTCAGGTTAAAAATTAACTTGAACTAAGGACAAGCAAATGAAAACATTCGCTTTAAAGAACTCCCCTACCCAAAATTCTGTAAAAGAACATACTCAACTCAAAGACTTGGCTGCATTCAAACAACGCCAGCACAAACTCAAACGTCAAAAACTCATCAAAAATATATTCGATGCTGCAATATTCATAAGTATTGCCGGCTTCACCTTCTCAACTTTGTTTTGGGGAGCCTAAGCCATGCTTAAAAATTTTGCGCACCTCTCGTGCACCTCTTGTGCGCCTATGTTTTCACTTCAAGCTCTGTATCATTTCTCTCAACCTAACAAATTGGGAGTACAGCCATGAACGTTATCGCACACATTGAAGATGCTGTATTTATTCAAAACGACCAAGTTAAAACATCTAGCCTCAAAGTGGCCGAGCTTTTTGGTAAACAACATAAAGACGTAATACGAAAAATTGAAAACTTAGAATGTTCGCCTGAATTTACATCAGCGCAATTTTGCGCTCATGTTCAAACGGTTGAAATTGGTAATGGCGCAACTCGCGAATCTAAATATTATGAAATGACCAAAGACGGTTTTATTTTCTTAGTCATGGGTTTCACAGGTGCTAAAGCAGCTCAAATCAAAGAAGCCTACATCAACACCTTTAACCAAATGGCAGCCATGCTCTACAACACGCAAGGCAACCATGACCAAATTCATGTAGGTGCTGTGGTTCAGCTCAAGTCTGGTAGTCCGCTCTACACAGTCAGTAAAATCATTTACGACCAAAACGGTTACATGGAAAGTGCTGAAGTCATTTGGCACAACAAATCTAATTTGTGCCGTGAAACTTTACCCATTAACTGCTTAACGCTTGAGTCTAAAAATCTCATTCAAAATAAAACCCTTGAAGACTTCTGGGCCTCTGTTCATGCCTATGGTATTCATAAGCTCAATCACAGCCGCAAACCAAACTTACTTGCGTTTAATATTGGGCAGATCTACGAGTGCATTGAAGGTTTACCACCCAAAAGCCAACTGTCTAGCATCCTCATGCAAAGCAGTGCTCCCTTCCCTGTCTTTATGCAACATAACCACCCTGTACAGAGTGGGATCATCAATAAAACGGTGAGATGCATGGTTTTCGACATTAAAAAGCTCGCTATATCAGCACTTGAAATGGGCTAATGTTATGGAAAATTTCATAATATCAAACAGATAAGCGACATAGCGTGTCGCCACTATCTATATTTTCAAACCAGATTTTAAGAAAATACACCCATGATCAATAGACAGGGGGAGAAATGCACTCAACACTAGACGTTAAAAGCCATAAGAAAATGACGGCTGAAGAAATACTGGAAGAAATTGAATATCCACTTGAGAACCTTCAAAACTTACTTTTTGCCTTTTCAAAAATGAAAGTCGATGATGGTTTAAAAGAACAAGAATTTAGCGCCATCATCAACACGCTACATCACCAAGTGGTCAACATTAACCGCGCGGTACATGCCAAATGAATTAAAAGAAACCCGGCTTAGGCCGGGTTTTGTTTTAATTATTTTCAATGAATATTTCTTTCCACCATGAATCAAAAAAATGTGATTCTTTATGAAAGTTTAAGGCGAAATTAAATAAATATTCATCATAAAATTGATTAAAAATATGACTTGAATCTACTGCATTTTTAAAAGGAATATAAAAACTTGAAATCAAGAATAATGTTACTTGTTCTGCCTGAAACATGTTATTTCTCAACCCATTCATATAAAAATCTTTTTCTTCATCTTCAATAGAAGAGTTTTTAACAAGATTTATTAAATCAGCAAATAAGTAAAAATATGAAATGATTGGGCTAAGATTATTATTAAATTTTTCTTTCACTATTTCATCAAAATATTTTTTGACTTCACTCGCAGCCTTCTTATCAAACTTACCTGGATCATTTCTGAGATTGTCTATAAAAATTGATGATAACTCGGAAAAAGTTTCTATTCCATTAATCTCTCTCCATCCATTCTCATTTTTAAAATAAACCTTAATATGGTTAAGCTTTTCATTTTTAAAGTTAAGTAATCCATAGAATTTATTAGCAAATATAGCATTCCTAGTTTCTTCAATTTGTCCTTTATATGTTGCTTGGGCTAAAGTTAATTGCTCTTTATGAAATTTTTTTGCCTGACTCAGTTGGGTAGACATCATCTCTATAGCATCTTTATTAGCCTTTCTCTGCAGATAAGCAGAATAAATAACAATGAGTAAAGTAGCAGAAGTAAATAAAGTATTAAGACTTCCATAAATATCACCGAGGGGTCCAAGTTTTCCCATTTCATTTAATTGATCTGCAGGAATTGACCATACATGTATGGCCCACCATTGAAATAAATTCGGAAAAAATAACCATGCTAAAACGAAAACACCCGCAGTAATAAAACCAAAAGTTCTCATAATATTTTTTCTAAGTAAGTAGATTTGTTTATTTAAATTGATTTGCATAAGTCTCAGCTAAAGAGACTAACCCCGAACGCATTTCTTCACGTGTTTGACGGTACAACTGAATCAGCTTTGCTTCATCCTCTGCCAGTTCACTGCTCTTGAGTTCTGAAGCTCCCCACAGAATATAAGCAATATTAAATCCATGATCTTCAAGTAAATCTAACTGGTCAGTGTCTAAAGGTGCATTGTGCTTTTCATAACGCACAACTGAGTTCTTTTTAACGTTTAAGATCTCGGCCAACTCATCTTGTGTACCTATGCCCAAGCGCTTACGTTCTTCTTTTAAACGTTCACCACGATTAGAAAAATCACCATTTTTCATACTTTTTCCTTAAAAGCACTTGTAAATCACCAAAAATAGTACTAAATTTAATAACACTAAGTATCTAAGTACGATTTATGGTGATTTTCGCATGACTACATCAAATGTTCAAACTAAACCTAAACACACTGAACTCACTCAAGTCCGCTGGACTAAAGCTCAGTTAAAAGTCCTTAAGAAAATTGCGTATGAAAAGGACACAAAAGTAGCCATCTACATCCGTAATTTTATGGTGAACCATCACCCCGAATTACAAGAACCGCGCAAAGACGAGCAATTGTAATCAAAGCCAATTCACAATGCTTACAAAGCTACAAACTCAAACAAAATATTCACATTCTCAAACAGTTACCAATAATCACGCGTGGTTTTAAATGTCAGTATTACAAAGACGCATTGATGACAGACTCAACCAGTTATTCAACTTTAAAAAGGTTGGTGACTGGTACCGTGAAGGTCTATGTCCTCAATGTGGGAAAAAGGAACTCTTTACCCATGCTGAAACACCACGTGTAGTGAAATGTGGTCGTTTAAACAAATGTGGCTATGAAGAGCACGTAAAGGAAATCTGCGAAGACCTATTTAAAGACTGGTCTAAAGACTTCCCACGCACACCTGAAAACCCTCATGCAGCAGCAGATGCATATTTAATTAATGCTCGGGGTTTTGATATTTCCAAACTAAAAGGTACCTACACCCAAGAGCTTTTCAGAAACGATCGTAAATATCCCGACCTAGTTACAGCGACTGTTCGTTTCAAACTAGCTGAAGGTGTTTTTTGGGAACGGTTTATAGACCGTCCTGAACGCTTTGGCCGTCAAAAGGCTAACTTTATGGGGGACTATAAAAGCCTAGCTTGGTCATTAGATGATTTAGACGAACTCTGCAATGCCCAATCTATTTGGGTCACTGAAGGCATCTTTAACGCTATTGCCCTATCCCTTTCTGGACAGCCTTCTATAGCCACCATGTCTACAGAAAACTATCCAGAAAAGATGCTGAAGCAAATTGCCGACCGCTGTCATGAGTTAGGGCGTCAAAAGCCACGCATTCGCTGGGCATTTGATAATGACAAAGCCGGCAAAAAGTCTATCCGTAAGTTTCATTTAAAAGCTGTTCAAAACCATTGGGACTCGACCGCTGCCCTTCCACCTTCAGGAGGTTTGGACTGGAACGACCTTTACATGCGTGACCAGCTGCACAGAGAAAACCGTAAAGCCTATAAACACTACGGAGAGCTGCACATTGCAGAAACTCCGGAGCAAGCAGGCTTACTCATTTACAACTTCAATGATGGTCGACGTAGAACATTTTATTTCAACCATAACTATCGGTTGTATTGGTTCAATTTAGATATGGACAAATACAGCAAGGAACTCGAACGCATTGAAGCAGATCCAGACCGAGACTTCTTGCTCGATAGCCAAAAACGTGAACTCGCCCTTCAGCAATGTTCAGCAGTTTCAGAAATATGTAATCGCCAGCTCACCCCTCTTTATTTCCAACGAAACGAAATAACAGACGAGTCCTGGTATTACTTCCAAATCTCTACTCCAGACGACGAAATGAAAGCGACTTTTACCGCAGACCATATCTCGGCACCGGGTAAATTTGGCCCACGTTTGCTGTCTGTGCACGTCGGAGCTTGGTGGACGGGTAACAACCATCAGCTTTTAACGTTTATGAAGCAAAACACCGAAAGATTACGAGAAGTGAAAACAATAGATTTTATGGGGTACACCAAAGAATACGGGGCCTACATATTTGAAAAACATGCTGTGTATAAGGGAAACGTTATCCACATTAATGATCATGATTTCTACAAACTTGGCCGTTTAGAGCTAAAAACATTAGCTGGTAGTCCTTCTATCAAACTCAACCCAAAACAAGAGTTTAAGCCGACTTGGTGGAAAGACTTTTACCGAGTCCGTGGTGCAAAAGGTTTAATCGCCCTGGCATGGTGGACAGGCTCATACTTTGCAGAGCAGATCCGCGCAATGCATAGCTCATTTCCATTTATTGAAATTGTAGGTGAAGCCGGTGCGGGTAAATCACGTTTAATTGAGTTTATGTGGAAGCTATCTGGCCGTGCTGACTATGAAGGCTTTGATGCAAACAAATCGACTAACGTAGCGATTTACCGCAACTTCGCTCAAATCTCTAATTTGCCTGTGGTACTCATTGAGGGTGACCGTAACGACCAAAACGGTAATGCAGTTGCTAAAACCAAATTTAGTTGGGACGAACTAAAAGATGCCTATAACGGCCGTGCAATCCGCTCTAAAGGCTTAAAAACAGCAGGTAATGAAACTTATGAGCCACCATTCCGTGGTGCCATCATGATTTCCCAAAACACGCAAATTCAGGCGTCTGAAGCGATTCTGACACGTACTTTACACATCTACTTCGACCGTAAAGGCCAATCTTTAGAAACAAAACGAATTGTCGATGAACTCGATCGTTTAGATATCGATGACACATGCACCTACATGACACATTGCCTAGTCAATGAAAAAGAAATTTTAGAAACCTATGCACGAAAGCTCGAGGAGCTAGAAACTGAGTTCCATAACAACGGTATTACCCATACCCGTATTGCACTTTGTCATGCACAAGTTTCGGCTCTAGTCGATGCTTTGGCCAAACATGTTCTACAAGACGTTATCGATATTGAAGAAGTCATTGCAGCCAAAGAAATGTTGTTAGCAATGGCTGAAGAAAGAGTTAATCAACTCAATGGTGACCACCCTCTTGTTGAGCAATTTTGGGATGCATACGAATACCTCAACAGTAGCCGTAGCCCTACTTTCAGCCTTAACCATTACGAGGCCGATGCTCAGCAAGTAGCCATAAATCTAAACGAGGTTTACAAGGTTGCAGCTCGAAATTACCAGGTACTTCCTGACATCAAAGAAATGAAAAACTTATTACGTAACAGCCGTCGCTATAAGTTCATCGAAATGAACAAAACAGTACGGTCAAACAAATATCCAGCCGATGAAGTAAAGAACGTTACTGGCGATGACTCAAGCAGCTTAGAACGTTCTCACACAGTGAAATGCTGGATCTTTACCAATCCTAGCTATGGAGCACCACAAGTATGAACACAGAAGAACTAAGCCCAAATGCTTTACCGTTTGTAGATGAAGAAGAAAATGAGCTACGTGTCGTTACGCCTTCCCACCCCATCGCACATGAAGCCTATGCAGCAGTTAAAGCCATGCGATGTGAGTTCGTCAGAATCATTGCTTCAAGCTATCAGAAATCACCTTCAGAAACGGGTTACTTCATTTCTGGCATATTTCCAAGCGATGCTGACCGAGGCTTAAACCGTGAAGAATGGATTTCAACTTTTGAAAGTTTAAAGGGGTAAATATATGGATGTAGAGGTCTTATTAGAAAAAGTGCTTCGTAAAATTTTAAAGCAGATTGATGCTAAACCAATCATTCCTATTGAGTGCCAACTGTGGGATGAACAAGACATCGCTAGTTATTTTAAATACTCGTTGGACTACACCAAACGGCACATTATTAGTAATGAAAACTTTCCACCAAGTCGTGAATTACCGACTTCTGCAACTGGAGATAGAACTGTACCGCGCTGGAAAGCAACAGATGTCATAAGCTTTGGAATGGCTTTTGATAAGTCGAATATTAGATACTGCTAAACTCAAGAGGCTAAAAAGCCTCTTTTTATATTTAAAGTTTTCTCTATAATTTTAGTAACTTCATCTATATAACTTACCTAAACATGACAAATAAAAAAGCTGAAACTATTGAACCTACAACTGAATATAAACCAAAAAAATGTTTTATTGTCACGCCAATTGGAGGGGATAATACACCTACTCGAAGAGCTGCTGATGGATTAATACGAGCTGTTATTGAACCTGTTTTAGAATCACTTGAATTTGAAACATATGTAGCTCATAGAATTTCAGAAACAGGATCAATTACTAGACAAGTTATAGAGCATGTTTTATATGACGATTTAGTGATTGCAAACTTAAGTGAATTAAACCCAAATGTGATGTATGAGTTAGCTGTACGTCATTGTACAAAATTACCAGTGGTAGTATTAGCTGAGCAAGGCACGATTCTACCATTTGATATTGCTGCAGAAAGAACAATTTTTTATACCAATGATATGCACGGAGCAGAAGATTTAAAACCTCAATTAATAAATGCAATTAAAAATTCATTGAATCAAGATAATAGTGATAATCCAGTATATAGAGTTGCAACTTCAAAAGTTCTTAGAGAACAAATAGAACAAGATTCAACTCAAGGTTATTTATTACATAAGCTTGATAATTTAGAAACATCAATAAATTCAATTGTAATGGCAATAAAAAATGATACGCCAAATAATTTCATATATAAAAATAAAGCCAAATATGGGATTTCAAAATCGAGCGAAATGATTTTTTCTAGATTATTAGATGAAGATACGTATCTTAAAATTAAAGATTCGATTAAGTCTGCTTATCCTAATGCCAAAATAGATTTTGAACCTCGAGTACGTACAAGCCCAACAAGAACTTCAATAGTTATGACATCAAGTATTCCCTTAAACTCACAAGTCATAGAGGATTCCATTTCTCATTTACTTATAAATGACGTAGAAGTAACTATAATAAGCTATTAGAGGTAATAGCTTAAAAATCATAAAATTAAGCAACTTAAACCAACTGATGTATTGAGCTCATCTAAAATTTCATCATTAGTCGGGTTGTAATATGTCAATGCCTGTTTAGGGTCTTTCCATCCAAATATTTTACACAAGGTCAGCGCATTTTTAATGCGTTTGGCCATAAGTGAAGCTGCTTCATGTCTTGAATCATGAAAAGTTAAATCTGCATTTTCCAATCCTGCTTGCTTACGAGCTTTTCTAAATAGTGCATCTCGTGATGAGTTTGACACAGTAAAAACTTTCGGGCTTCCTTTCCTGTCAATTTTTAAAGCTAACGTCCACAGCTGCAGTGCAAAATCATCTAACGGTACTTTTCTGGCCATTCCATTCTTTGTTTTATCAAGCTGAACATAGCGTTTAGACAAAAATACATGTTCAGGTAGCCGGTTCACAATCTCTCCGGATCTCATACCCGTGGCCATAGCAATAAGCCAAATTAAACCCACTTCCTGCATTTTTGTAGTTGGCACAGTTCCAGGCTTATATTTTAAGGCTGTTAGTATAGCTTGCAGCTCTTCTACTTCAGTCCGGCGTTCACGGTGAGGTGGTTTTTTAGGCTTTCTAATATTCTCTACAGGGTTTATTTCTATCCAGCCTTTATCTTTCCTGCACCAGTTAAAGAAAGCAGACAGCGTAGAATAGTCTCGCAATATGGTAGATGCCTTCAAAGGCTTAATCGTACGTTGAGTGACAGCACTCTCCCACTGTTTTAAAAACTCACCTTTATAAGCACTTAATGGCCAATCGGTGTTGGGCAAATTATCCTGGTAATAGCGGATCCTTTGCATTTCTTTTTTTCCAGTGGCTTTAAATCTGGAAACTTCTTCAGAGTAACGTCCCAGTGCTTCACGCATCGTAATAACTATTTTGTTTTTAAGAGCCTTTTGAGTAGCGTCATTTAAAATTAGATCTCGTTCTTTTTCTTTAGCCCAGCGTTTAGCTGCAGCTTCTGTCTCACAGATTTTTGTAGGCCTTGTATTTTTATCAAAGCCAATCTCTACACGCCATTTACCGTTCTTGGTTTGATAAATAGATCTGTACAT